TTTTTGTATGATGCTTGCAGGATCAGGTATCGTAAGTTCAGGCAATGATATCATTCATATTAGCAAAGAGAAGAACTCCATTGATTTTGAGGCAATGAGTAAGTGGATAGAACAAGTATAATTAATCTGCATTACATATCCGCATTACATATCCGCATTACATATCTGCATTACATATCCGCAGGTTTATTATGATAAAAGAGGCGAATATCATCCATTTTAGGGCGCAATTCTTCTGCCACAACAGCTTGTTGAATAGCAACAGTAGGATTCAACCAGCGATTGTCAAAATTTCGTTGAAGTAATTTACTGGATTCTTTGTCATATCCCGTATTTTTATCTTCATACACGCTGGCTTTGAGTTCACGCGTCATGTTTCGTGAATCATCTGTGACCGAATATTTATCAAAGTATGGATTTTGAGCGCCACGAGATGAATCGGCATCAAATCGTGGCTGAGAGCGATAACTACGACTATTCATTCTGCTGTCATTGGGTTGCATATCATAAAATGGTGCTTGCTTGTTGATATCCGGACGATCATGGGTACCAAACTTACCGTCCGTTTGCCAGTGTTCAAATTGCCGAGCATTAATGGTATCGAAGGTGTTGCATTCGCGACGAGTTCGGGTAATAAATTGGGGATGAGGAAATGCATTGTAGGAAGAAGCCGTATGCTGATCGGGAAAAACAGGTTGTGCCATTTAAAGTACCTTCTTAATAATAACATAAGATGTTTATTATTCCATTTATTCACAGAACAAAAGAGCTTTCCAATATGACCGTTCATATCTTTCAGATTCTGACGATTGGCGGGACTACTGTGTGGAAAGAGGATCAAACAATATCGTTGGAAAAAGATATTCTCCATCCGAATGGTATTTATCTGGATACATTGCCTATCAAAAGGAAAGATGCAATGCTGTGTCGTGTGGACCCCAAGAAAACAGATATGAACGATTTCTATCAATGGAATGAACTTCCGAAAGAGAGTGATACGTTTTGTTGGAGAACTTTTTACACGTTTGGAGATAAAGCATCGAATGAAACAAATTATCATAATTGGTTACCTGTTCCGTCACAAGAACGTATGGAACCATATTTGTGCGAAGAGATATTTGATATGATTTTGAAAGCATAGGTCATCTAAACCCTCCACGCGTAGATAAGATAGTATGGATATTCGTCATAAGACACAAAAGAAGAGCGCAATGGAATCTGAACATCCTGCCACGGATGAAACATTTAAGATATTATTGGAGGATAGTGCACGAGAAGCATATATGCGTCCGTGGCATCGGATTGAACGTGGTCTACGTTTGAATCGTCTCCGTATTTTTGTAGAAGATGTGGCGCCGCAGTATAGTATGACAAAGGAGGAAAAGGACAACTTTTTCATCTATCTTCAGAAGGCGCTGGATAAGAAGCTACTGAATACATTGAAAGTGGTTCTCTATAATCAAGAAACGCAACGCATTACGACGATTAAAGGGCTGGAGCTTAGTCGGCTAGCAGATGGAAATATGAAATGGGCATTTACAACAAAAAAGCCTCGTGTAGAAGGGGTGGGTACAAGGAAGAAGAAGAAGGATGATGTCTTTTCGGTATCGACAGATGTCGCAGAGAAACTAACAAAAATTGAGGAAACGTGAGAGAATAAATAAATAGAATACAGAGATGACTGTTAAAGAGAAGATACAGATTCTGATAGATCTCATTGAAAATTGGCTATCTGACCCTGCAGATAATACGCAACTTATCGAGTGGCATAAAGAAGTGGATGAAATCATCTATACATTGGATTGCTCCGAGGTAGAAGAAACCTGTCTGGCTAGAATAGTAGAGATGTATGATGAACAGATCCGAAAAGGATTAAAGCGAACTCATTCCATGTTAACGGTTTCGACAAAGGAGGAGCTAGACACACTCTTAGCAAGAAAGCAGACAGAACAGCGGACACCTGCCTGGTACGCACAAATGTCTACTATTCTTTCTGCCAGTGAATTGGGTGGTCTCTTTGCTTCTCCTTATGAACGTGGGAAATTAGTGATATCCAAGACGAAGCCACCCGCGCCACGATATCAACCGCTTGCGATTCCTTCCGATCGGATGATGGCATTTGATTGGGGCATTCGTTTTGAACCCGTTGTCAAACAGATTTATGAAGAAAAATATGGTGTCACCTTGAAGGAATTGGGTCGTATGGTTCATCCTGTCGACCCTCGTTGCTCCGCATCGCCTGATGGATTGATTTATGATTGCCCTAAGGGGGAAAGAACAGGTCGTCTGATTGAAATTAAATGCCCTGCCACAAGAGAAATTGATGGAAAGATTTCAAAAAAATACTTATGGCAAATGCAAATGCAGCTCCATGTGACGCAATTACAATACTGTGATTTTGTGGAGGCGGTTATCGTATCCAATACAATAATACCGTGCATCAAGAGGGACCGTCACACTATTATGGATATGTTGCGATCATTCGGTATGCGGAAATGAAAGGGGACCAAGAGTTCTATTATGTATATAGCCCCATCAATTGTGACTCGGATTGGGTACCGGATATTAAGGAAGAGGAAGAAGTAATCGAAATTACGCCATGGCGATTGTTGCAGTGGAGTGAACAGCTTGTAGTACGAAGTGAAGAATGGTGGACATCGTTGAAGCCGATGATGGACGCATTTTGGGAAGATGTCGAAAAAGCAAAGCAGGGAATATTTGTGGAGCCTGAATCCAGTCGTACGAAAAAGACAAAAGTAGAAAAATGTCTCATCCATTTTCATAAAGTAGATGAAGATGGAAAAGAGATAAACGTATAAGATAAATCACCGATTTATATATTTTTATTGAGAGTTCCAGGTAGTCCATGACCAAACAGAATCATGTAGATGACGATCACTGAACCCATTAGAATGCTTCTGTTCTCTGCTATCGCACCATTCTGTTTAAGAAGGAATACCATTACAAAATATAATACGAGGGCAATCACTATTCCGTGAAAAGCATCATGATACCTCTCTCCATGTCTATACCAAATCACAATATTATAATCCATTATTTACCTCGCTTACACTACCGCCCGTATTATTCGGAGGAATTGCCATGGGGTCTGCTTTATAAAAGTTAAGAACGAGTTCCTGATAAGGCGAAGAGCAACTGTCGGGATAACCGCGTTTATAATTATTGGTCATTTGACGAAAATTACCCGTTTTCGATACCATGCGGTCAAAATCAGTCGCATAACACGAACGGCTGTTCACACAAGAAATGGATTCTTTTTCGCGAGGTGGAGGTAACATATCGCTTAACAGATGATAGGGTTGATTATTATATAAATCAGCGGGACTTGGGCTATCTGGTGGGTATTCCATGATGGGTGAACTAGCCATCTTGACAGTAGGATCTAATTTATGGGACTTATCCTGATTGGCAAAGGATTCCCAATAAGAATACATTGGGTATCCAAACATCTCACTATCAGGGCGTTCCCACCAATTCAGCTGTGAGGAGGAACCATAGGGAGCCTTTAGTAATCGTGATAGCATGGATGATTTATGAAATATAAATGCAATGATAATAATAAGGCAAAGTACAATAACACTCATGCCAAATGATGTCATCTCTATCTAATTGCGTTATTGTTAAAAATTTGACACGCTATTTTGTGTAAATATATCGTATTCCGGAAACATGTCCAAGATTAGTATGCAAGTCGTAAAGCGAAATGGTGAAGTCGAGGCGGTATCCTTTGATAAAGTATTGAATCGAATTCAAAGCGCCTCAGATGGGTTGGACGTGAATCCGACACTGATTGCGCAACGTACGCTGCTACGTATTTATGATGGTGTCAAAACATCGGAACTAGACGAACTGGCGGCACAGCTTTCCATTTCGCTCATGACGACCAATCCCGACTATGGCACACTGGCGGCTCGTCTTGCCATTTCCAATCATCATCGTAATACATCCAATCGCTTTACCGATGTCATTTATGAATTATCTCATCAAACTCTGCAGAAAACAGGTGAAAAACTATGCAATATCTCTCAAGAACTGATTGAGATTTGCGAAAAGCACGGCGATGCCATTAACCAGAAAATCGACTATCAACGCGACTACCTATTTGACTATTTTGGCTTTAAAACCCTTGAAAAACTACAATATCTGCTTCGTGACACGAAAGGTAGAACCTTAGAAAGACCTCAACATCTCATTATGCGTGTTTCCCTTGCTCTATGGGGAGCTTCTGACTTGGAGCGTGCCTTTGAAACGTATGAACTGCTGAGTCAGAAATATTTCATTCATGCGACGCCGACCAACTTTAATGCGGGAACGCCGAGACAACAACTTAGCTCTTGTTTTCTTATCGCAATGAAGGGTGATTCCATCAATGGGATCTATGATACGTTAAAGGACTGTGCGCTCATCAGCAAACATGCGGGAGGCATCGGTCTTCATCTCCATGACATTCGCGCGAAAGGATCGTTGATTCGAGGAACGAATGGAACATCGAATGGAATTGTACCTATGCTACGGAACTTTAATGATACGGCTCGCTATGTTGATCAATGCTTTACGCCTGATACATTGGTTTATACGGAGAATGGTCCTGCACCAATTTCCACCATTCTACCTGGCGAGAAAGTTCTGACAAGTGATAATACATATCATTGTGTTCTGAAGCAAGTCATTCATTCGTATCAAGGAATGATGTGGTCTATTCAGCTTGAAGGGCATCCTGCTCCTGTGAGAGTGACAGAGGAGCATCCGATTCTCTCGGTAAAGTCAAAGGGAGAATCTCTTATCAAAATTCAAGCGCAACTTCGGGCGAATCTGATCGAGAAGGATTATCATGAGGTAAAAGAGCTTTCGGTAGGAGATTTTGTTCTGTTTCCAGGAGATATCTATGTTCGTATTCAGACAATGCAGCGTGTTGAATACGAAGGTCCTGTTCATGATTTTGAGATTGATGGTCCTCATGACTATACTGTCGCACACCTTGGTATTGCTCATAACGGAGGGGGCAAGAGAAATGGGTCATTCGCAATGTATTTAGAGCCGTGGCATGCGGATGTGGAGGACTTCTTGCGGTTGAAACTGAACACGGGCTCAGAGGAGGAGCGTTGCCGTGATTTGTTCTATGGCTTGTGGATTCCTGACTTGTTCATGGAACGTGTGGAGAAGAATGCGAATTGGACGCTCTTCTGCCCTTCAGAGGCGCCTGGTCTATCCGATGTGTATGGGGACGAATTTAAGGCGCTGTATGAGCGATATGAGGCGGAAGGACGCGGACGTAAGCAGGTGGAGGCACAGAAGCTCTGGTTCAAGGTACTGGACGCACAGATTGAAACGGGTACACCTTATCTCTTGTACAAGGATGCGGCGAACATGAAATCCAATCAGAAGAATGTGGGAACGATTAAATCGTCAAATCTTTGTGTAGCACCTGAAACATATGTTCTGACAGACAAAGGTCAAATTCCAATTATGGAATTGGCGGGTCAAGAAGTGAATGTGTGGAATGGAGATAAATGGTCTACTACGACTGTTATGAAAACAGGAGAACAGCAGAAGCTAATTACCGTGTATCTCAGTAATGGGGCACAAATCACTTGTACTCCTTATCATAAGTTCATTGTTCGGTCAGGATATACAGATCATGTATCTATCAAAGATGCGACACGTGTAGAAGCATGTAAACTTAAAAAAGGAATGACACTGGCAAAGAATAAATTGGAACTTATACAAGGAGATAAAATAAATGATATGAAATATCCTTATACGCATGGATTCTTCTGTGGAGATGGAACATATCATAATAATCCAAGTGGATATATATCAAAGGGACTAACATTATATGGAGAGAAGAAAAAATTAATTCCATATCTTCAAATTCGTTCATCCTCATATAAGGAAGATGCGCAGGGTAGAATAAATACATTGCTTCCTGATGAGCTTTCTGATAAATATATTGTTCCAATGAATGCATCACTCGAATGTAGATTAAATTGGTTGGCGGGTCTATTGGATTCAGATGGAACTGTTGCGCGAAATGGAACAAATGAATCATTACAAATTGCATCCATTCATTTTGAATTCTTGGATCGTATCCGTTTGATGTTAGAAACAGTGGGAATAAATAGTAAAGTTACATTATCGCATCGTGCTCGCGTTACATTAATGCCAGATGGAAAGGGTGGTCGTAAAGAATATAACTGTCAAGAACTCTATCGTCTTCTTATCTCCTCTTCGAGTCTGCATTATCTTCAAGAACTCGGATTACAATGTCATCGTCTTCAAATTAAAGGGGATAAACCCCAACGAAATGCAGAACAATTTGTAAAAGTTATATCTGTACAAGACAATGGACGTGTAGATGATACTTATTGCTTCAATGAGTCAGAAAATCATGCAGGAGTATTTAATGGAGTTTTAACGGGTAATTGCACAGAGATCATAGAATATTCATCACCTACCGAAACAGCCGTCTGTAATTTGGCATCCATTGCCCTCCCTTCCTACGTCGATGCAAAGAAGCGCATCTTTGACTTTGAGAAGCTTCATCAGGTAGTAAAGGTCGCAACGAAGAATCTGAACCGTGTCATTGACATTAATTATTATCCGACGCCTGAAACGAAGACATCGAACATGAGACATCGTCCAGTAGGTCTGGGTGTGCAAGGATTGGCGGATGTCTTTGCGCTTCTGCGCATGCCGTGGGAATCAGAGAAGGCAGCCGATTTGAATCAGCGTATCTTTGAGCACATCTATTACGCAGCAGTCGAAGCATCCTCTGAGATTGCGATAGAGGAAGGACCGTATTCTACGTACGAAGGTTCTCCGATGTCGCAGGGCATCTTTCAATATGATATGTGGTCGGTGACACCGTTGACAGAGGTGGATGGTACATTGGATTGGGCTCAGCTCAAGGAGAAGGTGAAGCAGAATGGAGTACGAAATTCGTTGTTGGTGGCGCCTATGCCAACGGCGTCTACGTCACAAATTCTGGGCTTTAATGAATGTATTGAATCATTTACCAGTAACATTTACACGCGTAGAACACTTGCTGGCGAATTCATTATTGTGAATAAGTACCTGTTACAGGATTTGAAGAAGTTGGATTTGTGGAATGAGATGATGAAGCAACAGATCATTGCACAGAATGGATCGGTACAGGGTATTGACCAGATTCCTGAGGCGATTCAGAAGTTGTATAAGACATCATGGGAGCTCAAGCAAAAGGTGCTAATTGATATGGCGGC